GTTCTTTTTCCTCCTTTAGTTTTATGTATGCGGAGTCGAGAAGCTTTAGTACCTCGGCTCTGGTAAGATAGTCTTCTCCGTCGCAGGCTCTTACTAAAGCATTAATAAGAACCTCGGCTCCGTATACGTGATGCTTGTTAATAAGATCCTTAATTTCATTGCTGGCTGCTGCTATGGTCATGGGCTTACCTCCTGGATGATGCTTAAACAACTTAACTATTAGTTAAGTTTCAGCGTAAAAAAATTACGCTTTCACGAAATCTACGACCTCTGGAGGAGCTTCGCAGATTTCGCAGTACATATAGAATTGGGCGGGCTTAGGTTCTATTTTCCCGGTTTCCCAGTTGACTATAGTGTTTTTTGAGACTTTCATCTGTTTAGCAACGTCCTCCTGCGTTAAACCAGCGTTGACGCGAGCGGCCGCCATTTTAACTCTGTATTCCATCGCTTAAGTTTACACCTCCTCTTCGATAAAAGCATCTTAACATAAAGTTAAGTGATGTGTCAATACTAAAAGTTAATTTTTTTACATTTTGGTTGATAAAACTTTACTTTTAGTGTATAATCAAGAAACAGGGAGGGATGAACATGAGTACAGAGAAAGAAATTAATAGGGCTATCTCTCAAAACATAGTCAGATACCTAGCCAAAAACAATATGTCACAAGCTGATCTTGCTACCGCTATAGGGGTCAGTGAAGCCACTGTATCTAATTGGTGCAAGGGCATAAAAATGCCAAGAATGCAAAAGTTTGACGCTATATGTACTGTACTTGGTTGTTCTCGTTTGGATTTATTTAACCAGGAACAGCCTCCAGCGCCCTCAGCTCCTCCATCCCCCGAAGAAGAGCAGCTCTTAAAGAATTTTAACGAGCTCAACCGTATAGGAAGGGAGAAGGTACTAGAAGACGTAGAGAGTATGACTTACAATCCTAAGTATAAAAGGGGCGAATCACAAAGAGAAGCATGAATGTGGTATGTGTAGAGTTTTAGATGGGGTTTTGATACTTGACTGTTGATGTCGGATATTATATTATGATTTCAGTTCTAAAGAACTAAAACAAGTGACGACAGATGTGAACAAAGCGCTCACAAAGATGCCCCAGCATATAGCTCATGCTGGGGCGTTTTTCGTTTTATAAGGAGATGATTACGATGCCTAAGAAACAAAAGAACGGACTATACAGAGCCGGTATTAAGCTTCCTGACGGTACCACCAAGTGGTTGTCTGCCAAGACCGTGGTAGAACTGGAGCAGAAGAAGGCTGCGGTTAGAAATGATTTACATCTTGGAATCTACGCCGATGATAAGGGGTTTACGGTAGAACGATGGGGGCAAAGGTGGTTAGAGCTTTACAAAGCCGATAAGTCTTACAGCACCTATCACGGCTATCAGAATATCCTTAAAAACCACCTTACGCCTATATTGGATATAAAGCTTAAGGACCTAAGGAAGTCTGATATCCAGATATGCATCAATAACGCTTCCGGGCATTACGACATCCAGAGACGAATCAAGTTGATGCTTAATCAGATGTTAGAAGCTGCGATTGAGGACGGATTAGTATATAGGAATGTATCTAAGAACGCCCACTGCCCTAAGAAGCCGCCGACCAGAAAAAGGGCACTCACTAAGGCAGAGCGTGATGTTATTCCGACGCTTGACTTTACACCGAAGGAGAGAGCCTTCATTTACCTCTTATGGTATACGGGTATGCGTCCTGAGGAAGTAAGAGCCTTAACAGTCAACGATATAGATTTTAAGAGTAACCTTATCACAGTTAATAAGGCGTCGGCTTTTGAATCCAACCGAACAGAGCTTAGAACACCTAAGACGGAAGCAGGCAATCGTGTTGTTGATATCCTAGAACCGCTGAGAGCTCCATTGAGCGAGTATATTAGTGAGGTGGATAATTTATACCTCTTTACTCAAAAAGACGGCTCTCTGATGAGCCAGACGAGCTACAGAAGGTTTTGGAGCAAGATATATAAGAAGATTAACAACGCCTTAGGCGGTAACAGCTCCGTTAAGGCTACAGATATCACGCCTTATGTCTTCAGGCATGAATATGCTACTATTCTCTATTACTCGGAGGTAGATGTCAAGGAAGCTGCAAGGCTTATGGGGCATAAGGACACAAGGCTTATCCTGGAAGTGTACGCAGAGCTCGACGCAGGTAAGAGTAACTCCAAGTCGAAACTTGAAGCGTATCTTAAAACCGCATATTAGAAATTGCCCCGGCGTTCTACCGGGGCATTATTATAAATTTTAATTGCATAAAATCATAAACTATGTATCCGATATTTCCCCCTAAATTAGATTGCGTACAATTATTGCAAAGTTTAGTGCAAAGTGAGGTGTCATTTTTGGTCAAAAATAGTCCAAAATTGCGCTATATGTTCGAGAAACTTTGTTCGTTTTCAAAGTCATAAAAATAGGCGAAAACCCTTGAAAACAGTGGGTTTTCGCCTTAAAGCTTCCAACGGGAGTCGGACCCGTGACCTCATCATTACCAATGAATTAAGAGTTCCCTAAAACCAATGGTTTTAAGAACTTTTGCAAAGTATAGTGCAAAGCAAGTTCCGACTTTTTTCCCAAAACACACACATAATTTCGGGCGATAAATTGCGCGTAATTAACAAAGAAAAAAAAGCCGCCCTGACTCGACGGTCAGAACGACTTTTTTAAAGGAGAATTTTATATGAGTACTCTCTTACGAGAGGATCTCAACATACTGTTTGTACACATATCCTGTTATGGTCTTACCTGCCGCGTCTTTACCCTTAACCTTCCACCACTTATCGGATGTCTTCTCAATAAGGGTAAGCTTAGAGTTGTAAGTAAAGGCGCCCAAGATAGCGGCACTGGTAGAAGCCTTTTCTCTACAATTAAGCCCGGACTTGGCGATCACCTTAACTTTCACCTCCGCTGTTTTAGATTTTTTAGCTTCCGCCGTTTCCGTAATCTTCTTCCAGCTCTTATTCATAATGACACTTGCATCAACGCCTCCTGCGATACCACTCACAGTAGCCTTAGATGTGTACTGCCACAGGTCGTATTTATACTTAATGTTCGGCTTAGTCTGCTGTTTACCGTTATTGGTTCCGTACTTGGCAATCCACTTAGTATATGAAGTGTCGGCTTTAATATACGCATTATACCAGTACTCGCCTGTGTATAATCCCGGAGTATACCCCGCTGCCTTGATAAGTTTCGCCCAGGCTTCAAATCGTGTAAGACTGCCGGAACCCGTACCCGGCTCCTCAATGTCGTAATAGAGAGGCAGGGATATCTTGTTCTTATACTTATTGGCTATTCTCAGTATGTGCTCAGCTTCGCCCTTTACGGAGTCAACAGACTTCGCATATGAATATATGTATAGTCCGAACGGGATGCCATACTTAATACAGCCTTCTATATTCTCGGTCACTCTCTTATCGTCCTGAGCGGCTATATTCTGCCCGTAACCGATTCTGACTATAGCGCCCTCAACGCTCTTGTCTTTAGCGACCTTCTTCCAGTCTATCTTACCCTGGTGCTCAGATACATCAATTATCATTCGCATCCTCCTCTCTTGCAATCAAAGCCTCTTTAGTCTCTCTTAAATCTTCAAGGTATCTGTCAGCTTCTATTGCGGTCTCGGTAAAAGAGTTGTTTTTCCACCACGCCCAGATTGAAGCGACGATGGTAAAGCCTAAGCTTATAAACTCAGTTATGGTCTCATCCTCAATGTTAATCATTGAGTGCCCCGACATCGTCAGGAACTGGTTGACAAGTGCTAATGCCAAACATATCGTTCTGGCAATTGTCCCTGCATTAATCTTGTTGCTCTTCATAATAGATCATCCTCCACTTCTAAAGCTAGAAGCTTACTTCGTATGTCATCCATCACGCCGTTAGCCCCTAAGCTATGATATTGAGTGTATAAGTTTTCGAAATTCTCTCGTTCCGAAAGAGTAGCATATCCACGGTCTTTACATTGACTGTAGATTTTATAGAGCCTGTCCCTTAACAACGCCTGCACCCCTAACTGTGTTGCTTTGGTCATATCGTTGTTGTGCTTTAGCTTAGTCGCCATAATGCTAAGAGCTGCAACGAACAGCGACGGGAAGCCTATGAGTGTTAAACCTGTTGTTAGTGTCATCCTTCCACCTCCTCGATGTACAAATGCTGCTTAACTACATCGTCAAGGTTCTTAATCTGTTCGTTAAGAGCCTTAATCATCGCCGATTGCATATCTATCAGCTCCGCTTGTTGTTCGCACAGGTCAATATAGTCTGATATAAGCTGGTTGTTGCCTGTCATCTACTTGCCCCCTAGCGCTTCCTCAACTGCATCGCGCCAGTACTCTGGCACTTCCTCTAAAGTCATCTTACCTGCTCTGATTCGTCTTACGTAAAAATTAACCATATTTACACCTCCATATTATTAACTATCATTTCCGCAAGTTCTGCGATTGCGTCCTCATGGCTCGCTACCATATCAGCGAGGTCTGCCGTGGCATCCTCATCAAGACCTACGATTGCCCGTAAATCTTCAACCGGAATGTCATCCTCTACCTCAACAGCTCCTGCTCCATCGTAGTAGTCGCTTTTAAAGGCTATACCCATCGCATCTTTTTTCGGGCACTCGGCAAAGCTCCCGCTCTTGGTTCTCTTGACATATCTAGGCGTTTTTACAAAACCGATAAATATGCCCTTAGCATCAAATACCTTAAACATGCTATCCCTCCTTAATAAGATTTAGTATATATTCAAGATCAGCAAGTGGGGCTTTGTAAAAATCGTCGCTCCACAGCCAATGATCTTTGTGCTCTTTCCTTTCGTACTTCTGACAGATGCCATCACCCATAACTAAGCCCCACCGCTTAAGATGTATTTTATCTTTCGTGCCCTCTAAGAGCTTCCTTATCTTTCGCGTAAGGATGAACCTCTCTGTTCCGTTCTTATCCTCATCTATAGCGAAGTAATCATGGGCGGTCTCTGATGTATCAGCGCAAACCGCTCTGCCGTTGAAGCAAATACGGTTAATGTCATTGGTCTCTAACACTGACATGGCAGGGATGTTGAAATGCCCTGCAAGACCTTCACCCTTAAATCGTTTCCCGCATATGTATCTCATTGTCTAACCTCCTATAAGTAGCTAAATCGCTACAATCAAAACCATATATAGAATAGAACAGCCTTGTGACTTTAAGTACCTTGGCGTGGTCGTTATATCGACCATAGTAGCCCATCCCCGAAACCACAACACTTCTTAAATCCTCATAACTTGCTGTTCCACCTTTAATCAACTGCTCTAGCTTCTTAAGCTTCCTTGCGCACCGATACAGTGACTTGGCTGAACCCTTTTCTATAACTTTCCCTGAAGGCTTGATGATGTACTTAGCCTTACAAAACCTAAAAGGCTTGCCAAAGCGTAATACCTGCGTCTTCTTAGGATTCATAGTAAGCTTTAGCTTCTTAGCCCATTTCTCAAAGACCAGTAGAACCTCACCAGGATCCTTATCGGGTGGCACAAGCATATAGAAGTCATCCATATAATGACCGTAGCCTGATAAGCCCACCTGACAGGTCATGTAATTATCCATAGGCGACGGCAGATATATCATCTCAAATTGCGACGGCTCTACGCCTAACGGTTCGCCCTTACCGTTATTGCCGCCTGAGTCAGTAACCGCGTCTGCTATCTGCCTTAGAGTGCTGTCAGCAATAAGGCTGTGATTAGCCTTAACAACACCGTGGTCAGCACTCGGGAAGAAGTGATGCATATCCGTAAGAATAATCCACCCATTCCTGCCGTACTTCTTATAATGTTTTCTCAAATCATTCTTAAGAAGCTTCTGCGCATATGAAAGCCCCTCGCCCTTGATAGAAGCAGCGTTGTTGTCAATCATACCCGGACGATACAGAGGATACAGACACTCACAAGATAAGGTCTTTTGAATCTGTCTATCGTCTATGTGCGGAGCATCTATCGGCCTTATCTTGCCACGCTCGTTAAGCATAAAATGCACATACTTTTTAGGCTTATACTTACCGGATAATGCTCTCTTTCTTGCTCTTGCAGTTCTTGAGAACAGATGCATTTCAAATGTCTGCGCTGATTGCTTCCAGCGGACGCCGTTACAACACTTCTTACCATATTTGTACAGATTCCGGTATGAATATACATCCTCAGCGGCGCCTGCTGTCTGCATCCGCTTGATTCTGTTCTCTTTGCGCTTTTGAGCTCTTCTTTGGTGCCTTGCTTCTCGTCGCTCTTCAGATGTCATATTAAATGCTCGCCCTGCGTATCGGCAGTATTGCGACACGATAGCCGACATAAATAAGCAACATTAAACACGGCGCGTCATTCCGTGCAATGCAAGCAGCGTCCGTTGCTCGTTATCGCAGGTTCGGTTTTGGCATTAAGCCGGGAAGTAGCTCTCCTTTCCGTGAAGGTCATATCTAGCGACCTGTTTAAAAAATATTCGGAAATCCGGGGCCAGCCCATTGGAATTGGACGCATTGTTATTGTTCGCGTTCCCGTTCGTGTTGACATTGCAGAAGTTCGTCGCGTTGTTGTAATTAGCTGAACGAACCCACCAATTCACGGGCTTACAGAGCTACACCCATATCTTTATCGCGATTTATCAGAAGCAATAACCTTCTGTATAAGGTTGTTTTCGGTATCAATCTTTTCTCCTAAGGACTGTGCCATACTGTCTAGCTTATGAGTAGCTTCAGATGGTGACAAGCTGTCGCCCTTGGAGTTCATAAAACAACCTTGCGGGTTAGTCATCATAAGCTCATATACGTGAGACATATGTACATCAAGAGCCATAAGTGAAGCCCTAGCTTCAAGGAGATGCTTATACCTTAGCTCCTTGCGGACATCGTCTTTCGGGAAAATGGCTTGTGCTTCTTCGCAGTTATCAAGGACTTTAGACGCAAGTTCTATAATATCTCTCGCTATAAGCCTCTGATATCGATTAGAAAGTCGCGACATAAAATTCAATGTCTCTATGTATATCTGGTTAGCTATGTTGACGAACTCCGCTTTTGAATCGCGGCGCTTATTCTTTAAAACCGAGATAGCGAACTACCTCCTTTCTTTAGTTTGCTTTATACGGCGGCTTACGCCGCCTCGATTAAATAAGATTCAGGATCAGACACGGAAAGCCGGGGCCAGCCCAAGGGAATGGGACGCATAGTAATAGTTCGCGGACCCGTTCGTGCCGACAATGCAGAAGCTCGTCGCGTTGTCGCAATAAGCTGAACGAACCCACCAACGCACGGCTGTAGTTGTTGCTGAATGATTATATTTAATCTTCGGATTACCGTTCTTGTAGTAATCATACTGCTTCTGCTTAGTCTGCTCATACTCATTAGCGTAAGTCCTTGTACCGTGTACCTCGAATTCCGCTAATAGTGGTAAGTAGTCCTTAGTCTCTCGTAGATTAGCGGCTGCATTTGATGAATTACCAACGCCGTCAGTCCACTTGGTTATTGGCTTCATTACCGCCCTAAGTGTAGCCGGCAAGCACGACATAAGTGTGTTGGACTTAGGATTGGTAGCGCAAGTATCTGTCGGGTCGTTACCTGTCGCATTGGTAGCCTTCTGAGAGCCGTACCCTGACGGTGCTACATCCGTCGAGCCTAAGATATCATATCTCATATCACATGCAGCCCAGCCGCCGTAGTTGGTATTGTAGTTAGAGGAAGTACCCCAATGATTCATCTGGAAATACTTTGTACCGTCGTACTTCTGATACTGATTATAGTAACTATCACATAATGCAATATCCTTGCCATTTTCTGCCGCAGTCTTAAATCCCTGAAATGTAATACCTCTGCCCTCAATCTCGGCGTTATGGTCAAAACCGATAATGAAAGCATAGCAAGTAGCACTTAGTGCTAAGGTTCCACATGTGCCAGATAACGCAATAGCCTTACAATCCCCGACATCCCATAGTTCTGCAGCCGTACCTGCAGCAGATACAGCCTCGATTGTATCCCAGTCATTGTTGTCAAGCGTCGCGTCCGCAAATCCTACATTAGCCGTGTATGTAGCGCCGTCTGTAGTCACTTCAACGGTATCGGTTACGGCTCCCGTCTCCCCCGACAGCTCTGCCGTTATGGTGTAGGTACCTGCTGCATGAACGGCGATAGCGGCAGATCCTGCTGATTCCGTAGCCGTATAGGTATGTGTTCCGTCAGTCGCACTAATCGTTGCACCCGTACCTAAAATTACAGTGGCGTTAATTGTTGCAGTAAACTGCGTGAAAATGACTCCGCCTACTGTATCTACTTCGATGGACTGAGAATAAGCTACTCCGTCATCAGACCAACTAATGCTCCAAGCCCCTAATGCTTCAACCGGAACGGATATGGATGTTGAACCATCGTCCGGGAATTCGACCACATGGGAGAAATATCCGTTATCGTCGGTTATTGTAAAAGTAACCCCACCAAAATTACCGTATTTATCAACTATAACAATCGTAGGATTAGAGCCCGTATTTTCTATCTTGTTTGTTATTTCGTCAATGGCATATTGTGCCTCTGCAAATGCGCTCATGACTTCGCCTCCTTAACATATGATTCTGTTATCTGCTTACCGTCTGCGGTACTTGCTATAAGCGTCGTCTTAGTCCACTTATACTCTCCTACAGTCGGCGTTACTACAGTTACTATCCGCTTTCCGCCCGATACGTCTGATATGGTTGTAACAGCAACTACGGACTCTGATGTGTCTGTCTCTGTTATGACTTTGTCAGCGCCGTCATCGGTTATTGTTGTCGACTTATTACAGAGACCGTAATAGCGCAGGAACTCCTTCTCCTCTATTGCTTCAAGATCACTCACTAAAGCAACTGCGGAAGGGTCAACCGCAATAGTAACCTGAGCTGCGTTTTCAACTGCGACATTAATCTTATAGCTTAGCCCGCTTACCGTTTGCCCGTTATACGCAGGCATGTAGTCGGGTACATCATCAGCTACGCTGACGCCGAGCAGTATCTCATCATCGTTTGAGTTCCTGGCAAAAACTCCTATCGCCCTGACATAGTATCCCGTATCAACTTCCGTATTATCATAGCCGACAGATATCTGAATTACGGACTCCGATTTCTTGACAATCCCTGATATGGATGTCTCCTGTTTAACATCAAGAAGTGATGTCAGGTCTTCTATAGATGAGCCCGTGTAATCATGACTGCTCGTTTGTACCTTAGTAAACACCGCTGTATCAAGACCGGCGATCAGGTCAGATATCAGCTCCTGACCAGCACTCGTAATGGTTAAAGTCATTTTGCTACCTCCTTATGATATTGTTCTATTCATACATGAGGTGATTGCCCCCGCTTGATATGCAGAGCCGTCAATCTCATGATCAATAACATTATTGAGATTAACAATGATATTACAAGGTATTATCTTCTTAACCAGGTCTTCAAGCTCTTCTACCTGCCCTGATAAGGGGAGTCTTACCTCTATAGTCATTGTATAATTATTAAAGTCCGGTGTTACCCGGTAACATCCTACCCCGCAGAAGGCGTCCAGCTTACTAAGCAGCGCCCTGTATGTGTAAGGAAGCTCATCATTCCACTTAACAAGTATCCTAGACCTTCTGGCTTCGATTGTATCGTAAGGGTTTGGAGTTATGCCGAGCATTTTCTCGAACCTTGATGCGCCGTACTCATTACATGAGGATATGAAGATGTCGTCTCTTACGTCTTCGGACTCGTCAAAAACTAACTGCAGCTCCAGATTCTCAGTGCCCGCAATCTGCTTCATCTCCTCATATTCTCTTAAGAACGGCGGCAGATGTCTTAATATATCAGCTTCCCTAAGCATTAGTTATCGCCCCCAATACCGGAACAGCGAACTCATCAACTGTAAGATTAGCTTCTTCACCGTTGATGGTTGTACCTGTGATATCTTCAACGCCGTCTATAGCCATTATCCTTGACTCTATGTGGCTTATCCTGACTATCACGTTAGTAAGATCTGCCCATTCCTGCCTTAACTCTAAAAGATAGTCGTCTACCGCAGTCGTTATGGCTGCCCTTAATGTCTCCCAGTCATAGCCCTCTTTAAACGTAATACTTGTTGCTATATTGATGGTGACAGACTCCGCAGATCTTACGGTTACTATATGTCCTATAGGTGCTATACCAAATCCGGAACCGTCAAGCGTAGGGTCGATGGTCTCCTGCACAGTAGAGACTAGAGTGCTCGACGCTGTGTCATAGTTACTGTCAAGTATGGTAAGCCTTACCGTGCCGCCGCCGTTCCAGACAGGCTCAACCTTAGTAGCGCCAACGCCTGATATAGCATTGGTTTTTTCAAGGTAATCATCACGGTTACCCCCATATGCCTGAGAGTCAAAAGAATTAAAGTATCTGGCTCTAAAGACCTCTGTATCTTCCTCATCCTCGCCCGGTATAAGAACGGATGTGAGAGATGCAGTCTCTAACCCATCAATGTAATCTATCGGTATCAAGGTTCCTAAGTGCCTGTTACCCTCAGCTCCTGCGGTCTCACACTGTGCCGCATAGGAGCCTAACGACTCATCTATAGCCTCCGTCACAACATAATTAAGCTCATCAATGCTGAATCTCTGACCCACTAAGTCGTCAGCAGTCAGCGGAGTATCCTCTGACCATGTAAACACAGCATTAAGCACCGCATTAGTTGCGGGGTTTGGTGATATGCCTCTCTCTAGCGCCCTACGCTCTAAGTAAGACCTTGAAGCGGTATCAGCGAAGGACTCATTTAATATCTCATCAAATTCAATGTAGAGCTGTTGAAGCTCAACCGCTGCCGGAGCCAGCGCATCATATATGACCGAGCCCTCACGCTTATCTATCGTATCAGGGACCCTATTAAGCATGCGGTCTAAAATCACTTCATACGTGATGTCCTCATACATTAGTATTGCACCTCCATTTCTTCTTCTAAATCGCCAAAGACAGTATGAACATTAAAGCTTACCGCTAAGCTTCTGTCTTTGCCTTCTTTAAATTCAAAACCCCCTACGGAATCAATCCTGTCATCCGCAAGCAAGGCTTCAGTGAACCGTCTTTCAATCTCCGGGATAACATAGTGTTTAGGTCTCCCGAACAGGTCGTTTAGCTCTACTCCGTAGTCCCAGGAATATATAATATTCTCATAACGTTCCGTGTGCAGTATCTTATACACAGCCTGCGCCATGGCGCTTATATCATCGCAGTTTCCTATAATCTCACCATCGGTCAGGTTCATGGCGTACGTGTAAGATGGTTCGTCTTCTTCATCGTAATCAACCGATAAGTCCTCATCATATGAAGGTATCATGCTATCCCTCCCATTCTATCGAGTATTAGATATTGTTGCCCGCCTGACTGCCTGATTAGTATGACGATATCGCCCGTCTTAAGTCCGTTATAGACTTTATATTCCTTCTTAACGGGCGGGTCTTCCTCTGGAAGCGTCGACACCTCTATAACGTGGTCAGATAATGAAGCCGGCAGTGTCAGGAATTCTTCGGTAAGCTCTAACTTTTGTTCTATCTGAACCTTTAAAGGCGAAGTACTTATTACTTCGCCGGTTAGAAAATCACAAGGCTGTAAAGCCTGATAGGTGTTAAGGACTATTTTTTGTATTTGTTTAATCAGCATAGAAGCATCAGGCATTAATATCACCGCCTCTTAGTGTCAAATCCATAAACCACTCACTCTCTTTAAATTCGTGCTTACATTTCTCAACCAGCATGAAGTTGTTAATGACGACATCATTGCCAAAATCTAACTGAGTTGCTATAAGAGAGCCACCTCGGACTGAAGCGTTCCCCGTAACGTCTTTAAGCTGAAGCGTCTGTGTTTTGACGTCATATAGATTAAGCATCGCTTTGGCTTTATTCTTGCCGTTCTCTCCCTTTTGCAGGGTCTCGTAGAGCTGTAGTACACCCCACCTGCCGATGTTCTTAGAGTCCTTCGCCATATACACCTTGCGCTTCTTTTTGTCGTTAGTATAGACAAGCTTAATCTGGTTATACACTTTCTCATCGATACTCGATTTATAATCAAAATTCTGCGCGCTGTTCTCGTTGATTAAAAGATACCCATCCTCGGCTTTTACCTTCATGTCCTTTATAGACTTAAGTGTAAGCTTGCCGAAGTCGTCATATAGCACATACATCTGCTTTTTGTTGTTAGTAGTAAGATATAAGGCATTCAGGATCATATCAAAAAGCGTTGTGTTGTCTTCAATTCTTGCAGCTATCTTATATTTAGTATCAGCAAGCTCCCCGGTCTTAAGCCCGTAGTCCTTGGCTATCATCTTGATAAGCTGCGTAGCGGTCTTGTTCTTATAAACTATAGTGTCTTTATTCTTAAGATACCTAAGCTGATCATAGGCGGTAACGGATATCGCTCCGTCTTTCGACCACTTTCTGGTAAAAACATATCCAAAGAATATCTTTTCACCGTTGACGGTAAACCTTACCTCATTACCTTCCTCAAACTTAAGTACGTCATCAGAGTACACCTTAAACTCCAGCTGCCCCGGTGTGCCCTCCCGTTCTGTTGTCCATGTTACACCGTCTATAACTTTAGGCGTATACAAGAGCTTGGTGTCATAGTTGTAAATGCTTAACTCAGAATCTACCTGCATTATCACACCCCCTACTTAAGCGCCGGAATCTTAAGCTTATCCCCCGGCCATATCATGTTAGGACCACCCTTATGAGCATCAATAACCTTTTTGTTTGCCTTGTATATAGCCGGATATTTAGAGCCGTCGTTATAATACTTTTTCGCGATAGCCCACAGACAATCGCCCTTCTTAACCGTATAGACTGTATTCTTCTTAGCCTTCTTCTTAGAAGCGCGTTTTTTCTTCTTTTTCTTCTTTTTCTTCTTCTTGCTTGCAGTCTCCGTAATAGTGCAGGTCTGCGTTGAAAAATCCACATACTGCTTAAAGGTAACGGAAGCCGTGACGACAGGCCCCTGCTCCGCATCTTCCGTAAAAGAAAAGTCCTCAAGCGTACACGTAAGATTGGTGTGCCATAGGATATCGCCACCGGGGGTAAACCGCAGAATAAGAAGCTGAAATACAGACTTCTCTGCCTTTAAATCCCTGAGCAGATAAAGAAAGTACGAAGCCGGCAGAAACTCATTCTCATAATAGGCAAAAGGAAGCTTGGTATTTGGGAGCATCAGGTCGAAGCTTACCTCTGTAAGCCCCTTCTCCTTAGGTATATTAACTTCGCCATCATTTAACAGCGATATAGTTGTGTTCTTATTGCCATACTTAATCTCAATGGAAGAGGGAGTCACGGGGTAAGGAACCCCGTCAATATACACTCGATACATTATTAGCGCCCTCCTTCCACAGTCTTTTCAATAGCTTCCTGAACACCGATAGCAATAGTATCAAATATACCGTCAAGGTCGGCATCACCGGATATGTTGTTATTGTTATTCTGGTTTATGGTTATACTAGCCGTCGTAAACCTGTTGATAACATCTCGCTCCGCGATGTCGTGCAGGTACTTAAGCTCTTCGTTGGATGTAGTAAGGGCTTTAGCTGTGTCGCCTGTGTTCTTGGCAATCTTGCCTACATTCTTAGGCACGCTTCCACCACCACCGCCCGGAGATTTAACAGAAGCGCCGCCGACGCCAGCCTTACCGACACTATACCCTTTCCCGGTATTATAAAGGTTCTTAACCTTACCGGCCGCGCCTGATATCTTCTTAGCCGCGCTGTCGCCTTTAGCTACACCCTTGTCATAAGCATCCATTACATTCTTATAGGCAAATGTTGACGCCCCCTCTTTATAAGCGTCTCCTACATTCTTATAAGACTGCTTAGAGTTGTAAGCATTCTCAGCTTTTTGAGCGTATGAATTAGCCGCCGCGCTTATACCGGATGCATCAAACTCGACGAACGGGAGCGCACTTAATGCAGACGCGATCTGACTTATGACAGAAAGCGCTACCGATAAGAGGCCGTAGAACACTGTCTTAATATTAGCTACGCTGTTAGAAAATGCTATAACCATATTAGAGCCCAGCGCCGCCGTTGCGTTACCGATGCCCAAGAACAGATTAGCAACCAAAAGCGCGAAATTTTGTATGACAGCTCCACAGGTGTACACGCCACCGACAATCATGCCCAAACCCGACTCTGCAACACCCGTAGCTTCAGCTACAGCTTGAAGTGCTACATAGATAATCGCAATCAGAGCGATAATAGCAGCTATAATCCACGTTATAGGACACGCAGCCATCGCCGCATTAAGCCCTTGCTGTGCAAATGTAGTAGCAACTATGGCAGCGGTCTCTACGCCCTGAGCAATAGCCGCAAGAACGGTAGCGGCCTTAAATACAAGCATAATAGCAGCCGCTGCCGCTATATATGGAGCGATTAAGCTCCAGCTCGTGACAATAAAGTCGGCTATTCCCATAATCACCTGAAAAGCCTGAAGAGCATATGTCGCAAGGGAAGTTAAAGCCGACATAACCCGTGAGCACTGTTCCTGGAATGCCTGGTCGTTCGCCATCTCATTAAGCTTTTCAAGTATCGGTTGTAGTTGCATGAGTGCTGTATTCTTCATGGAAGTCCATAGCTGCCCCCATGTTTTAGGCATCTTATTGAAGCTGTCGTTTATGGCGTTAGCCTGTGAGAATACGGCATTTTTAACGATGTCAGCCGTAATCTGCCCGTCTTTAGCCATATCTCTTATCTTGCCTATCGGTACATCAAGGTACTTAGCTATGTTTCTGATAAGATTAGGAGCCTGTTCAAATATACTGTTAAGTTCGTCACCCCTTAAAACGCCTGAGCCTAAACCTTGTGATAACTGTAGTATCGCGTTGGAAGCTTCCTCTGTTGAAGCCCCTGCAATTGTCATCTGCTTCTGTACCAGATTAGCAAAATCAATAACCTCTTTAGTACTTGAAAATGCGTCGCCTGCATTGTTACCGAATCTCGCTATGACATCAGACATCGCGCCGAACTCAGCCCTTGCATCCTGCGCCGCTCCATATATCTGCTGCATGGTTTCAGCGGTACTCATAGCTGACTTGCCCGCCTCCTGAAAGGATTCATTCATTGCGTTAATCCGCGCCGTTGTGGATGTCAGCTCATCCGACATATCCATGGCTTTTTTAACGGTCTGCATCGACGCATAAGCTGCGACAAGTCGCATCACCCTACCGGTAAGCTCGTTCACATAGTCGCCGCTTCTTTGGGCGATACCGTTGAATCTGTCCATATTATCTCCGGCGTTATTAGCGCCGTTGCCGGCATCATCTAAAGCCTCAGATACTTCGGATATAGCATTTACGGCAGGTGTCGTATTAACATTCAGACCGCCGGCCATAGCGTTGTCAAGCCTCTCATACGCGGAAGTAGTAGCCCCCAGAGCTGACGTAACATTCCTAAGTACGCCTGACACCCTATCTGTTATTTGAATGGCTGTGCTTATGCCCGCCATACCATCACCTACCTTTTCTTACTCGCTTTTAAGCGCTTGGCTTCTCTCTCTTCAGCTTTTATTCTTACTCTGATAGAAGCTATAACAAACGCCTTCTCTTCCATAGACATATTGGCAAATACTGACGGAAGGATGTGGAGCTTTTGCAGACAATAATGTGCATAATTAAACTCCGCATTCCCGTCTTCTATGAGTTTTTTGCCTCGTCCACCTTATCTTCAATCGACTCATTAAAGCCGTTAAACTCATTAATAAATTCCGCAAATGCGTTATACTCGCCCGGGTCATCTATCATCGCCATAATGAGGTCTCTCGGGTTCTTAACGCCGTAAGAATCCTGAAGCTCCGAGCTGTTAAGGTCAGGCTCGACAACAGACTTAATGATCAGACTCGCCATATACTTGCTGGTCAAAAGCTTAGTCCTATATACGCCCGGCTTTCCGGTTACAGGGACCTCAACCGTACAATCATCTCTTATCAGCTCACTCTCTGTAGTCGTAAGTGGCTTGATAGTCCACTCTAAAGGCTTGCCGTCTTTGTCACAAAGCGACTTAGTGGCGGCGTATTTAGTGTTTTCCTTAACCTTTTTGTTACTCTTTAGAAACAATCTCAAATCAGACATATTATATTCTCCTTTCAAAATTGAGCGCCGCGTAAGCGACGCTCTGTTAGTTCATTAGTCATTTGCTGAAAGCATTCCAGGCAAAAGGTCAAACTTCTGAGGCATCTCAAAATCATCGAATGTGAAATCGAAATCCTCATCAAGATACTCGCCGTCAGCGTCGAACTTAGCAAGTACACCGCCGTCGATATTACAGTCGAGTAATGAAATGGTCTGCTTACCTGCGGCAGATGTAGGGTCGTAGTTGGAGATCTCCATCTCGAAGTATGTGTCCTCTCCCGTCTCCTTATACTCATACATCATCTCACGGATGATTGATGTATTATAATGAGCTGTGCAAGAACCGGTACCAGACCAGCCGGTCGAACGGTTACCCGTTCCGGTTCTTCCAAGGATAGGTACTTCGGTCTTATTCTTCTCAAATGTAGCCTCCACATTAATAGCCTGCATGAAGTTATATCGTCTGCCGTTAATCTTAATGTAGCACTCGGCAAGCTTTGCAGACAGCGCGTCCTTTGACTTCATTACAACATTAGACATTCCTTACACCTCCTTATGATACAAGAACAGTCATGTATAACTGCTCCATAGCATTTACAACAGTTACTGCATCCGTAACAACTACAGACTTCTTACTCTCGCCCTGAGCGACTGTTAAGGCTTCCTTGTCAAAGCCCTCAATAGCTCCGAGGTCGTTAAGCTGGTTATGATGCTTAACGATATCAGTCCATAAGCTAATACGTCCTGCGTCGTTATTCTGAATCTTACCGAGGTATCTCGTGTTAAAGATATTGGCAATGTCAATCGCAATCTGGTCGAGAACCCTGATTGTCTGATTGCTCTTAAAGTCCTCACCCTTCTGCTCCGTAGTAGTCACAAGGCTGTTGATGTCAGTAAGAACTCTGACATCCTGGTCTACCTGATGGAAAGTAAACTCTCCTGCGTCGATAGCCGCCTCAAGCTGACTCTGTGTGTATGAGGTAACAGGAGTAAACTCCCCGTCATACTTCTTGTTAGAAGCTGACCTATTGACAGCAGTACCGCCGATAACTCCAAGCGTCCAGAATACCATCGAAGCTGCATTCGCTCCGGTGTCTGATACGGTATTCTTAACATTAACAACGCCCTCATAGTCAGCGGCCTTGTTGTAAAGAACCGCCTGGAACTTCTTACCTACCGAGTCTCTTAAACGCTCCGTAAATGCAGCATACAGAGACTTAGTAGTAGCATCGTCACCGACATAACCGATAGCGTTGAATGAATACGACTCGATAGCGTTTAAAAACGCCTGATGCTCTTCGCCCGTAACCGTCTTATCAGTGCCGCCGGTTAAAGCTGTACCTGCGGTAACAGCAAGCGTTGCGTCCGACTTAAAAGTAACAAAGTCGTTAGCGACAAGAGCTGATGCATCAGCTACACCTATCTGCTCGTCAACCTTTACAGTGTCAAGAAGCGTAGCAACGTCAAACTTAGTCGCATCATCGACATTAGCAGAGATAACAATCTTTATGTCATTACCTCTTACACCGCCATACTTTGCGGTTGCAAATGTGTTGGCAGCTTTAGTTCCGCCTCCGTTAAGACGATACGCATAAAGCGTGTGGGCGTTCAGGAACAAGTCTCTTAAGCCCTTCATCTCTGCAGCCGTGTAATCATATCCGAAAATCTTTCTGGTGTTCTTAATAAAGTCCTCAGATGTGACAGTAAACACCTCGTTCTCAGGACCCCAAGAGGTCTCAACTCCGAGTGCTACATAGCCACGGTCCGATAAAGTAACGGAAGCTGCCTTGGCACTTACGAAGTTAATGTATGCGCCCGGAAGCTTCTTGTTCTGTGTGATAAAAGTACCACCACCTAAAGCCATGTTATATCACCTTACCTTTCATATATGTTTCAAGCAGTTCATCTATCTCATTTAAGGTCTTCTCTGAATCATCGACCCAGACAGCGCTTATAAGATCCTGCTTATCTCTATAGCGATTAGAGGTTAGTATCTTAGTCTTAGAGTACTTAGACTCTTCAACCTTAACCTCAGGTTGCTCTACGTTATCCTTTCGTTTAGCCATTCTTATTCCTCCGTTTCTACATCAATCGTTATGGTTTCCATGTTCGTTAAATCCTGCTCATCCTTGCGGATAAAGAAGTTATAATCAACAACAAATGATAAAACATTGTCGTCAATCGTTGAATTCATCCCCGTACCCATGAGCTTATCGCCGTCGACCTCAATATATTCCAGGCATTCTGTAAGCCTGTCTCTTACATCCAGGCACTCAGTTCTTGGCTCTGTGGATGACAAGGGGAAGTAATGCACGCAAAACGAATTGCGCGACTCATATCTTCTGTCTCTGAATAGCTCTACCGGATTAGTAACAGCTACAACAGAAAAGCAAGGCTCTGTTAAGCCCTGCTTTATGTCTTCGCTGTATATCTCATAAGTTGGTGTCTGTTCAGTATTAAATTCATCGTAGATAGCCGATATGATGCCATCTATTATATCATTTATCATCCCAGTACCTCCTTAAGCATTTTCAATAGTTTCTTCTCGAGCAGCTTAGGCGCCAGCTGATCAACCTCTGTCTCAGAAATCGTTAAAAAGAACCTGCCCTCTACCCAGCCGGAGTGATTGCGCGTCCTGTGCCCGTACTCAACGTAGGAAGCATACTCGACAGGATTGACAATCTCAATGGTGTAAGTAGAACCGGTTTTAACAACATTTAGCGATTTAGCATATGAAGCTCCCGCCGCCTTATGACCCGCAGTCCAACCGCGCCGTAGTGTTCCGCCAACCTTCCCGCTGCCAGCCGGATATTGTCCGACAGGCGTGCGCTTAATCACCTTAGAGAGTAACCTTGCGGCAAGCTCTTTAGAGCACCCCTCCATAAAGGCATTCATACACTCGGGTGATGCCAGCGAAGCTACGCGCTCATACAGTTCCTGAAGCTCTCTATAATCAGCTCCGTCTCCCATTAAGACCACCCCTTAAACAAGTCAAGCTCTATCTCCTGATGCGTAGGGTAGACCGCCGGAGCCCCGCTATATGTGTAAGCTGTAGTAACACCGCATTGAGTGACTACAATCTTTGAGCCGGGGCTTATGGTAACCGACGGGTCTATAAAGAGAACCGCCCTTAATGACTGGCCAGAGCCTAAGGTATCTGTTGGCTCAACTGTATCGAGTCTTTTATGCGACAATCTGCAAGGCTGACTCTGCAATACTGTCACCTCGCTAAAGCTTGTCTTCTTGTTGACAGTAGTCTTCTGGTACTCGATAACGTCGCAAGTACCGAAGTACATACTCGCAACCGCATTCCTGGCTTTTACCATCGTAGCTTCCGAAAACATATCAAATCATCCTCTCCGGTATTACACATTGCGCTGAGCAGGCTCTTAAGCTTCCCTTCATCAGTATCGGCGGCGCTAAATGACACCGTTACGTCACCTTCCTTAAGCTGTGTAACAACACCGCTAAGGTCAAGACTGCCGATAACTAGGGAGCCTGTTGCGAGCTTAGAACCAAGAAACTCCGCGCATATACGCTCAATTGATGCAGTGTATAATTCCTCAGGAACCTTAAGCAAGTTGCAAGAGTTCAATATATGCTGCTCAACTTTTCTAATCGCAAATGCGATAGCAAATGCATCCGCCGTATCAAGCTCATAGTTAAAGGACTCAAGCCTTAATAGGACATCAGCCACAACCGACTCAGGGTAGGTTGTATCATCACCTAATATGCTCAATATGGCTTCAGTTAATTCCGGCGTAATATCACTCATTGCAACTCACCACCTTATTAACCGAGTGAAACAATCTTAGCGATAGCGATAGCCTTATCATCGATAGCGGTAGCGCCGTCGTTGATAATATTCCAGTTATCACCATTAGCGAGGTCTGTGTTGGAAGCAGAAGCTGTAATGCTTGCAGGCTTCTCAAATGAGATACCGTCAACACCGCAGATGAAACGATCACGAACATAAAGAGTATCCTGTCCGCCGTTTGTCTTAGGGTCTCTGCTCATCTCATAAGGAACAGCGTCGCCGATATCATCAAGGATGACAGAGCCCTCACCAAGAACGTAAGTAGTGTAAGCAGTATTAACCACTGAGGCGGTTCCTGCTGCAACGGTACCTGCTGAAGAAGTGTTATCTGCAGCAAACTCAAAATCAAACCAAGCCTCAGGAGCTGTAGCCTTCTGGGTTGCGGTAACAGTATCGCTTGATACAGTCCAAGTCCAGTCAGCAATATCGCCTGTAGTAACAGCGTCTAACTTATTCTTAATGGCGGTTGCCTCCTTACCTGCGGTAGAAGATGCAGGAATCTCAATATCGAAATCGCCAACTGTTCCACCATTAGCTACCCAAGTGTACTCGACGCCGCAAACTGTAATCTTATCGCCTGCGGTTGCAGTAGCGGTAACCTTAACGGTGTTAGTACCAGGAGTAACCACTGTCTGCTCTGTAGGCATCTCGTCGTCAATGAGAACGAGTCTGCCATTCCACTGTCCTACAGTAAGGTCACGCTGTATGCCGTCAGCGTCTGTGTACTTAAGGTAGTCAAGAAGTTTTAAGTTCTCAAGGTTGGTAGCAACAGCGCTGTGCATGATAGCAAGTTTAAAGATAGCCTTGTTATCACCTACGGCCTTCTGAAGAGCCGTGTTAAGTGTTGAAGCACCAACAGTAGGAACTGATGCGTTTCTGATATCGAGAACGTGGTTTCTTAAGAACTTTCTGGCAGCAACTGAAGTTACACCTGCGCCGGAAGTATTCATGCTGAATACGCCTTTAAGGATAGCAAGAAGAATAGCCTGCTTAACCTCAAACTTATACTCAGATACCTGTGATGCTACATTATCCATGAAGTCAACACCTGCTGTGATGTTCTTAGAGAAGCTTCTCTCAGTCCATGCATCCATTCTTGAAGCAGTAACAAAGCCCTGCTCGAAGGTAGTGGTGTTGGTGCTCGCGATATCGTGGGCACCGTCATTGTTCTGTGAAGTAGATCCGCTAATACGTCCAAAGTATGGAACTGTAGCATAAAGGGAGCCTGTCTGGTTAGACAACGCTGTCCTTGCCTGCTCGTTTGTACCTACTGCACCGCTCTTAGCGAGCTCGTTTCTCTTAGTGTTTGGCACTCTCTTAACGTAAGCGCCAAATGCCTGTGGGTTAAATGTTTTTGAATCAAACTTAGCCATTTAATTCACCTTTCCTTTCTTAATCAATCTTAACGTCCGGGTGGTCTTCCATGTACTTAGCGAGCTCTGTATAAGACATCTCGTTAAGTGGTTTCTCCGGCTTATCATCGCCAGGGTCTGATGGTGTCACCCCTTTAGGTTTAGCCGACTTTGTATTCGTATCGAACAGAAACTTGCTGTCGTCAGAGCTTTTAAGCGCCTTAATCTGCTCATCGAGGCCTTTAATGGTACCATCGTCTAACAGCTCTGCTTTATCAAGGTCTTTAATTAACGCTTTGGTGGCTGTGATGTTCTTAGCCTTGGCAGACACCAAAGCTGCCTCAACCGCAGCGTTTATTCTAAGCTCCTTAACCTCAGCAGCATGCGCCTCATCCTTTGCCTTGTTTTCGGCTTGCAGCTTACTAATCTGGCTTTTGAGGTCGTCAATATTACTCGTAGAGCTTTTGAGGTCCTCAAGCTGCTTGTCACGATCTTTAACATCGCTCTCAAGCTTCTTCTTCTCATTGTTGACCTCATCAAATCGCGCTTTTGGGATAAACCCCTTAAGCTCTTCCATTGATGCCTTCTCTAGCTCCGTAGCTAAAGATTCATCGACTCCAAGTTTCACAAAATCGTCTTTTTTCATAGTGTTGTTCCTCCTTAAACATTTCTTACCGGGTTCAGTCCCGTACTATAGGTCTTGTTCTTTAACGTCTGCAATGCTAAAAAGACGGCATATAAAAAGACGATAGGGCTATCATATTGATAGCTATATCGTCTAAATACCAAGTTATTAAATTGTGTTTATCGGTTAATCAAACATATTCAAATTGCAAGAAGCTTCTTTATGATTTCAATGTCGTCTGTTTCAAAAACCCACTCACCTGCGGTGTCTAGCTCAACCGTGGTAAACTCCTCGAAAAACATCCGCTCATATCCCCCGTCCAGCCTGACTATATCAGCCTCTATCTCAATGCGTTTATGCGCAAGCTCATCAGGGCTAAGCTCCCCATTAATGTTGTATGGGAGTATGAGTGCTATTCTGTATTTTTTCGACTTACCGGAAGCATTAAGAATCGGAATCTTGCCCGCATCTTCCCAAACCTCTATATTCATATCACAGGAGGCAATCCGTACCCGCCTTCCTTTAGACACCCCGTATATGTGCCCGTTAGTACCTTCAAGGCTCTTAATCAGCGTCCTTTTCATAATAATCACCTCTCTAATAACTCTTCTATCAGTCTAAGGTCTGGAATGCTGAACCGGAGCTCACCCTTTATCGGGTCTGAGTCTTCGAACCTCATCCCTGCTAATATCTTATTGCGGCCTTGTATATTCCCGACGGCTTCAAAGACATTAGCGCTTGATATTCTGCTTTCATCATGTGCTCGGTCATATTTAAGGTCAGCGCAAACAACGAAGTATGCCTTTATAGTCTTCGGTCTCTTCGTGAGTGTTCCAAGGACAGGGACTATAACCTCATCTTCAACGATATCTATATACCCGTTAAATTCTGCCACGGGGTATCTGTTACCACCGGTTATGACATAAAGGTTACCCTCGGTTATTGGCACTTCTGATAAGCCTAAACTGCTCATAGACATCACTCCTTCTGAATAAAAAAGTACCCTGTTCAGGATGCTCCATTGTTATAATATTTTTCGCTTCTTTGTTTGATAAATTGAACCACTTCTTCCTGTTTTTCCTTTGGCATTCTTTGCCATTGTGATTCACGCAAGAAAGAACATGAAGACACATCTGTTGGTTCAATGGTTTTTTTCATTGGTGGTTCTACCGCATGACACAATTCAGGATTTTTATCCCTGAAGTGACATTCTGCACATATTTTATTCATCTAAAATCACCTCACACCAAACCTTCAGGTCTTTTTCATCAGGAAACATTGGATTGTTTCTGTATTCTGCTTTGATTATCCTATAAGTATAACCTTTTTGCAACAAGAATTCTTTTTCTTCTTCATTGTGTGCTTGTTTAGCAATATATGCACCATGCGTCCCTTCAGGAACTTTGATGAATAATTCTGCTTGTGTTTCACCAACACCACTGAATCCACCTTCTTTCAAAGGTGATGTTGCAGTGAATCCTGCATCTGAAAATTCTTGACCAATCAAAACACTTGGGTCAGTTTTCCAATCACCAACCATATTTTCAAAAATATGCTTTGTACCTGTTCCCCTGTGAACAATAAGTTGTTCAGGTGTTTCTATTTTAGCAAGAACATTTTCAATATCAATCGCTGCTTGTTTTGAAATATCATCAACATTGATTCCATATCTTAAATACCTGTTGATATTTGCAAATGTTTCACCTGTCCATAAATTTAATGCGCCAAGTTCTTTATCTGTCGCAACATCTAATAATTGATTTTCAAACACTTCTAAAGATGCATCTGTTTGACTACTCAATATAGTTTCCCAATTATCAGCAGTTTTTGACATTTCCAATAAAAGTTCTTTTTCATTCTTTCCTGTTGTTTTCTGAAGTTCAGACCATTTCATCATTTCTTCAGATGAACCATTCAACATCAGATTTGTTAAATTTCCATATTTATTCAATAATGCAATTTGTTCAACAACGGAAGCAGGTGTGAAGTCTGTTTTTGCTCCACCCTCCACAAAAGCTTCCTTCCACTCCGGGTATGTGGTATCAGCAGGGACATAATACGTCTCCCCGTTCTCATCCCTTGCAGCTCTCTCACCTACTATGTCGAAATCGTCATCAAAGTATGGCGCGGTAACCGAACGGCAATACACATGAAAAGGCGGAGCTGTAACCCCTGCCTCATAGTCCTTCATGTCGAATACCTTGCCGTCCATATCCTGACAAATGTCAGAGGTATGAGAGTCCAAAGTAGCAACTATCTCATACTGTTCAACGTCAAGCTCCTTAAAAGCTTCCTTCTGGGCAGCGGCGTGGAAATATGCCTGCTCTGTCATTATAAGCCGCCCCGCCTGATTCTTCGACACATTAAACCTCTTGGCAATGTTAGCTATGGCTCTGTCAGGAGCCTCGCCCATAACGCAGGTTCTGGTAAGCTCCTGATGTACTTCATTGATAAGCTTGCCCTTCTGTTCCCAGATACGGTCAGAGAAGTTCTTACCGTCAACAGCCCATGGCTTAGACACTACGTTGTTAAGTACGCTCTGGTTGACCTGTCCTATCTCCCAGCCGGCGCTTAACCCGAGCATGGTATCATAGCAGGTGTGATAAAAGCTCTCGGTAAACACCTTTCGAGCCATAGAATCAATATCGTCAAGCTCATTACCAAAAGCAACCTCAATAGCCTGTTCTGTTCTAAGCTTTAATGCTTCGAGTCTGCTTATGTGGTATCTTGCAGATGCATTCTCAAGCTCCTTCATCCAGCGTTCGTCAAGTTCATTCTCCTGACCGTGCTTAATGTAGTCGTCAATATCCCACTTAAGCTCTTTAAGCTCCTTGCTGTTAAGGAGCTTCCTTGCTTCCGCCATATCCACAACGCCGTTGTTGTCGGCAAAGCGCTTATACCAATCGGCTATCTGCTTCTCTATCTCTAAGTGCGCCCTTCTTAAAGTCTTCTCCACACTTGCATAAGTGTCTCTGCCGTAAGAGTGCGCCGCCTGTTCTACCTGTTTAGCTCTGTTCTTCCAGTAATTATTATTCCTCATTTATACCCGCCTCCTCGTTAGGCTCCGCCTGCTGAGGAGCAAATGCGTTTTCGTATTGCTCAATGTCTGCTAACTTCTGTTCATTAACTCTTTCAAGCTCCGCTTTAGGGTCATCAACCCACGGATGATTAGCAAGAAGCGTCTCATCTGATACAATGCCAACGCTGTTCTTGATATTCTGTATCTTGGAGGTCTCATCCATAGGAAGGTCGGTGTTAAAGGTTATGGTCACCGACTCATTGCTGAAATCTCCAAGCCCGGAGTTTATGAGATGCAGGTTAATGAAGTACATAAGTGACTCAAAAGCCGCCTGACACTCAACCTCTGTGTCTGATGCGTCAAGGTCTATGTCAGAATACATAGACTGTATATTCATCTGGTTAGGGGTTCCGTTCATCCTTGTGTCCTTAGCGTCAAAGCCCATGCAGTTCTCAATGATGGCACGCTTGAACACCTCGATAATAGCTTTGTAGTTCTCGGCATTAACCTCTACCTGCAGGGTTCTCACATCACCATTAGCGCCCTCAGAAGACCTAACCTTAACAGCTCCGTAGGTAGCAAGGTTCTTCCTGAACTCCGCAAGATTCTCGCCGTCGTAATTAACCAGAACAAGTATGGTGTTTCTTGTATCCTCTTCCATAACATCCTCAAATGCAGATATAATCTGATTGAGACCGTCTTGAAGAGATTTACAGCACTGTATGAGTGGTTGCTCTTCCTGGTTATACTTAAACGCAACAAATGGCAGCTTGTCCCAGTTATACCCCTGCTCGCCTATGCTAAAGTACGGCGTATGGTAAGGTTCACAAGGCTCAATGGTTCCACCGAACGACTCAAAGTAGTAGATGCCGTCAGGCTTATAGTATTCAACTTTGGTAACCTTAGAATCCTTGTATCCGTCCCACTCGTCAACCTGATAGAACCTGATAAGGCTGTCAAGCTCCGTGTGGTCGATATCTTTCCACTCCGGGATAACCTCGTAAGGTCTGAACCTCTTGAACTTAAGCTCTCCCTGCTCATCGTAGTAAATGTATAACCACGCTATACCACAGTTTAGAAAATCCCTGCCGATGGTCTTAAGCGCTCTTAAGAACCGCTTGTCAAAGAAGCCATTAAGTATATCCGTGTATGCGTCGTTGTCTGTATCCACGGTGAACGGCTTACCAAAGAGATAGTTGTTCTTCTGCTTAACCATTCTGCGGTATACATTGTCTATGTTTTTGTTGTTTGGAAGGTTATCAACTTCCTCAATCTCTCCACCGGTACCTATGACAGTACGCTGTTTAGCAAGCACATCGTGCTTACCGACGTAGTAATCGTCCCCGGTCATCATCCATTTCCAGGCGATACTGCTCATAGTCCGATTGATTTCGTGAATAATAAAATCACGATCTGATATTCTTCTGTTAGCGCCGTCTTTGATAATCCTTATGGCGTTATCCTGCATTGAATAATCAAACATCTTAATCCCTCTCCTAATCAAAACTGTATATTGCACCTCTGATCATATCCTCGAATGCGTATCTCATTGCATCCATCAGATGGTTAAAATCATCTATCGGAGTATTCAGCTTCTTGCCGAACTTGTCTTCATCCCAGGTGTAGTTACTAATCTCTGTAATGAAGTTGACGCATTGAGGATGAACCACAATGCGCCAATCTTGTATATAATCTATTCCATTAGCGATTGAGTCACGCCCTTTTCTTGCACCCTTAATGTGCAGCATTCCAAGCGTCCTCAACCTGTCTATTGATTTAGGCTCCGCCGAGTCTGCCGTTATTGACTCCTTGGCGTAGCCCATTTTTAAAACTTCTTCATATATCCTTTCATTCGACATGCCGTTCTTGTAAAGCTCGTCGAATACATACACGGTCTTGCTCTTGGTATCTGCAAGCCCGCAGAACAGAGCCGTGGGGTCATTAGTGTAACCAAAGTCAAGACCGAATAGCGACTTAACACCCTCACGCCCTCTGATATTATCAATGTCAAATGCTTTTTCTTCCCAATTCTCATACACAAGGCCTTCAACGATACCCCAATTCCCAAGTCCTGCGACCTGATATCTCCTCGGGTTATTCACCTTCATCCTCTCGAATACACGAAGGTCTGCCTCGTCAAGCCATTCGTTGCACATGTAGTTGGTAGTAACCGCCATAATATCGCCGTCAGCTGATATTGGCGTCTGCCTTGCCTTGTATATCGGTTTACCCTCGGCGTCGGATCCGACTAGATCGTCAAAGAACTTGTGCTTAATCCAGTGCCTCTCATTCCAAGGGTTAAAGGTAAGAGTAATCTGCTTAAAAAGCCCGTCATCCACAGAGCCTCGGATTGATTCATCTATAACATCAAAGTCTGCTTCCTTGGTAACCTCATAGGCCTCTTCAAGCCAGAGCCAACATAACGCACCGACATCTACGGTAACGGATGTAACCTTTAATGGGTCGTCAAGGCCTCTGAAATATATCTTTTGTCCGGTCGGACGGTATGTCATCTCAAGCGGAGACTCTTTAATATCCCAGTATGCGTCAACCTTCAGGCGGTGTATCGCCCATTTAAGCTCTGTAAAGCATGATTCTTTAATCGTTCTGTAGGTCTTCCTGATAACAAGCAGATTAGAGCCTTTGTATTTCATGATGTTGTAGATATACCATAAGGCAGTCGTCTTTGATTTCTTGGAAGCACGACTGCCTTTAACTACTCTGTATCTGCCTTTAAAGTTCCAGAAGGTTTTGTAACCTTTACCTACTACCTCAGGAAGACTTATTCTGATGGCTTTGCTTTTGTCAATCCTCACTAAGCATCACCTAATCCTCTAACGCGCTCTCATCAGCGAACACAATAGGAACGGATCCATCCATATTAACCTTATCGGTGTAAAGTGAATATCTCTTACCCAGGAGCTCCGCAGCCTTAAGGCGCTCTTTCTCATCAGGAGCCTTCTCAATGACGTTCTGCCCTCCTGCCTCATCAAGAGCAAGCACGGATGACCTTGACTCGCTTCTTAGCACCGATGTAAGATATCTCATTACCTCTTCGGCGGATGCTATCGTTCCGCTCTGTATCTGCTCTAGTCGTTCGTCAATGTAGGCTTTTACGTCAACATTTGACAACAATCTGTCGCCTATCTGCCTTGCTGTTGCCTTACTGTATCCTGCCCTTATGGCCGCTTGCGTTGCGTTACAATCAATCAAATATTCGTCACAGAACCTCTGCTGTTTTCTGGTCATCATCATCACCTGCCTTAAAAACTTAGGCGATACCATAACGGTATCGCCTCTAGGAGTAAAAAAGAACAATGCGTCCATCTAATGAACTCGCCCACTATCATGCTATCATACAATTTGGGGCTATGAGTACCAAATTTTCACATGCTAATATATTAACATGCAATTTGGGGCTATGAGTACCAAATTTTGCACGATAATATATTAACACCCAAAACGGGGCTATGAGTACCAAATTTTGCATGATAATATATTAACACTTAAAACAGGGCTATGAGTACCAAATTATTATCCGGCATTGTATAAAGTCTGATAAAGCCTATGATAAAAGATTCTCCGCTTTGAGTAATATGTATTACGCCCACACGGTATATTCATGTTATCAAGCTCCTGATAGCCGACTCCGTCTCCGGTGACACCTAAGAGAAGATAGTTTGATATCTCCGGGGCTACCTCTTCGCATAAGTCCTCGATAATCTCCATCCTCGACCTTAAGGCTGCCCTTCTAGCTCCAAGGAGCGCCGTAGTATCAGACACCGTACCGTTACTTCCCCCGGAGTCGTTACCCGGTGCGGGTGACTTAACGCTGTGATTAAGTGCATTATACTCATTAAGCCATTCAGGGTATTGCTTAGCGTAATAGTACACAGTCCTAAACTGCGCCTTGGTAAGATAATATTTACTTTTAGGTGATAGGGTTTCAAGTTCTGTCATGCATTGTTCCTCCTGTTCCTGTACCGGTCCTTTCGCCTCTGGTTATCGAGAAGCTCGCTAATCCGATTAACATAATCCTCATCGTCATTAATCCGTATAAGGCTTATCAGGAGATATCTGCTCAAATGCCTTGGCACCCTTTTGTGTACGCTAAGATCTATAAGCATCTTAGCAGTCTCAAAGTGCTCTATGTGCGTATGCGCAAAGCCGTTCATCGCTATATTCTGCAGAATGAACTGATCTTGCGCCCTAAAGATAATATATCCCTGCTTAGAATATATCTGAGTCATTAGACATTACCCCTTACCTGCCTTATGCGTGCCTTAAGACTTTCAAGCACTTCGGACTGTACATTGTCCTTGCTCGCTAAAGCCTTAGCGACATCCTCATCTCTTGTCCCCTCGCAGACAAGGTGGTGTATGATCACTTTTTCTTTCTGTCCCTGCCTATGCAGTCTTTTGTTGGCTTGAACGTACTGCTCGTAGTTCCAGGTAAGCCCAAACCAGATTATATGATTGCCTCCTTCTTGAAGGTTAAGCCCGTAAGCTGCACTTGAAGGATGCGCTAATAATACATTTATGTGCCCGTGGTTCCAATCGTCAATGTCCGAGTCTGTCTTAAGCTCTTTAACCGTCAGCTTCTTCTTTGCCAATGCCTGCTTAATCCTATCCTTGTCATGAATAAACTCATAAAACACCAGCGCCGGTTTGCCCTGTAATCTGTCTATCAGTTCGACAAATGCTTCAAGCTTGCAGCTATGCACCTCATGAACGCCTCTGTCCTCGTCATATACCGCTCCGTTTGATAACTGCAAAAGCTTGTTGGATAGAGATGCCGCGGATAATGCGCTTATGTCCTCCTCATCCTCAGGAAGCTCTAGGACAAATTGCTTCTCAAGTGTGTCATACTTAAGTCTTGCTCTCTCATCAAGCTCGACTATGATGTCATCCTCGATAAGCTCAGGAAGCTCTAAATAATCCTCGGCCTTCATGCTCACGCAGATATCAGATATCTTCTCCATGATGGCGTCTTGGCTTCCAAATCTCAAGCGCCAGCTGTATATCATACCGCTAGCTCCTCGCTTATCCGGCATAAAGTATCTGTCCCGGTATTGCGTAAACCTCTTCTCTAACCTCTCGCCCTGATCAAGTAAATACACCTGGCTCCAGAGATCTAATAATCCGTTAGGCGATGGAGTTCCGGTAAGCTCTACAACTCTCTTGACCTTAGGTATAACCCGACTAAGTGCCTTAAACCTCTTAGCCTGATGGTTCTTAAAGCTTGAAGACTCGTCAATGACTATCATGTCAAAACACCAATCGTTCTTCAGGTAATCCGTAAGCCAAACCACATTGTCACGGTTGATAACGTATATGTCTCCTTCGACATGTAACGCTTGGACTCTCTTTGCGGCTGTGCCCATAACCTTAACGACTTTAAGCATTCTGGTATGCTCCCACTTGTCGGCTTCTCTGCTCCAGGTACCTTCAGCAACCTTCTTCGGCGCTATAACTAAGGTCTTATACACCTGAAACCTGTTATACTTAAGCTCCTTAATCGCTGAAAGCGTCACAACGGTCTTGCCAAGACCCATATCAAGAAACAGCCCGACTCTCTCATCGTTCACGATTCTGTTAATGCAATACTGCTGGTAGTTATACGGCTTAAACTCCATCGTCTTCACCGCCTATCATACCGTCAATACGCTTAAGGAATGCGTCAAGCCCTGCCAAACCTCTAACCACTTCAACATCACACTCAAGACTTCTTA